TTAACTGCCCCCTCCACTCCTGCCGCTCATCTCTGGCAAGGTTGGGGTACTGCCCTGAAACCAGCATGGGAGCCAATCATCGTTGCCATGAAACCCCTCGAAGGAACCTATGCCGAAAACGCGCAGAAGTGGGGCGTGGCAGGACTGAACATTGATGGGGGAAGAATCGCGGGAGAGGTTCCGAGCGTTCCTGAACCATCTGGCAAAACGGGAACCATCTATGGTTTTGCAAACGGTGTAGGGAGAAATGGGGAAATGTCTGTACCGTCTCCCCTTGGTCGTTGGCCTGCCAATCTTATCTTAGACGAGGAAGCAGCACGGTTGCTGGGAGAGCCTTCCCGTTTCTTCTATACCGCCAAGGCTTCATCGAGTGAGCGGAATGCGGGGCTGGAAGGCGATACTGAGGATTCAATGAAGTGGAACGGTTCGGAGGGCCACAAGGGAATTGGCGACTTCTATCCAGATGGAACGCCTAGACCCAAGACGGCATACGTCAATAGCCACCCCACCGTCAAGCCCGTCTCCCTTATGCGCTATCTGTGCAAGTTGACCCGTACCCCGACAGGTGGTGTAGTTCTTGACCCCTTCATGGGTTCAGGTACGACAGGGATTGCCTGTATTCTGGAACATCGCGACTTCATCGGTATAGAGATCGATGAGAATTATGCAGAAATCGCTAGAAAGCGGATAGCCGATATGACTGGCCCGCTGTTTGTTCTCCGGAGGTGAAACATGTCGATTCTTATCTTTACAACTAGGGTACGACAAAGGAGGTAGAGAACATGATGGAGATACCGGCAGGTAAGTATTGCAACCAAGGGCAGGAACCTAATTGCCCGCTTGTCCGTTGCCTATTTTGGCACGATGTTGACTATCCAACAACATGTACCCCCGATATTTATCGCGGGGTGGATGTCGTGACAATGCGTTGTAAGCAATGTCTTGCCTCTTATCCTCATGGTGGCGTCATAAAGATTGAGGCAAACCCATGACTAAGGTTGAAGAAATACGCGAGATACTGATTGACACGGGCGAGACAGAAAGTGATGGCTTGTGGATGATGCGGAACCTTGACGATCTTATTGCCGCCGTAGTGGAACAAGAAAGGGAAAGGATACGGAACGGCAGCGAGTATTCAGATTGCCATGACGATGAAAGGTGGTGCGGTCGGCCCGATGGAGACACAACAAAGGCATTTTGGCATGTTCCCGCCTCCATTCTTCCCCCTGGATGAAGAAATCCGATGTTTGTTTTGAAGAGTTAGACAAAATCTGGTATGACCAACAGGGCAAGAAACCAGCCGTTAAGAAAGCCAAGCGTAGACCTAAGGTTAGAGTTTATGTGGCAGGACATAAGACTCATAGGGGCGGAAATCGGCGGTGACCCCATAGCCTAGAACCCTCACTACTGGCTTGACTTTGCCACCCTTTTGTGCTATAATTCCGTTTAGCAATGATGGGCAATGTGGCAAGGCTCCGAAAGGGGCAAGACTGTCAGTGTTCATCGGTTAAATCGGATGTTTATGACTACGCCCCACTAATCCCTTTGCTTAGTCGGGGGATAGGTGGGGCTTTTTCATGTTCAGATCGAGGCACCGGGACCTCTCCGAAGTTGGATTTCGTGGCCGGTGTTTACACCGATAGGTCCTGCTGGGCCAACAGGATAGACGGCGGCTCCCTCTACGCCAATAACGCGGGAGCATTTGATTTAGAAACCCTGAGAAAGTCGGCAAATGGAACATCAAATCGGGTTCCCCTGGTGGCGGGTGTGTCTGTGGACGCCCCTGCGAGAGTTCGACACTCTCGGACCCGCTCGTTTTCTCAGTTATTGGATACTGAGCTAGAGGCTCGGTACAGATGTCACAAGAGGGCGTGGCCTTTGTGGTTCCCTATCGACAGGTTGCCCCGATGAGCCGTTCGATGATGCACTCATGGGGTGGCCCTACTGCCTGTTGCCGCTCAATGAAGCAGGACAAGAGAATTGCCAATGGTATCTATCGCGCCAATGCTAACCGCCTAGTCCAGCAAGAGGGCGAAGATTACATTGAGCGCGACAGACATGAGTTCCACTATGGCGATAACTGGTCATGGGGTTGTGATGGTCATGGGCTGTATGGGTCGATAGCAGAACTGAAGGTGTTTGTTGACAATGACCCCGCGTGGTACCACAAGATGCTGGGGAAATGATGAGCCGTCCCGTGTATGTGTGGTGATGGATGGGTATCAGGGGTCGCAGGTGGCTAACGTGGGATCGCTGCATGAGGGCTAGGTAGCAATGGCTATAGCCAAGTACGATTGGTCAGTCATACGTCAGGAATACGTCAGCCATGTCGGCCCTATTGCTAAGCAAGATTTGGCAGAGAAATATGGAATGGCTTCAGAGACATTGATCAGGAAGGCCACCAAAGAGCAATGGGATATTCAGCGCGATCGTTTCCTTACCAGGGTACAAGAGCAGAAAACCGAGAAGAAGGCAGAGGTCGTCGCCACCAAGGGCGCTCAGTGGGACGCGACCTGTATGAGCAAGGCTGAGGCCCTCATGGTTCTGGTAGATGCAGAACTGAAGGGTCAGATCACACTAGACCGCGAGGGGAAACAGGTGTTGCTTCAGAGGGCCGCTAAAGATATTGGTGCGGCAATCAAGACAGCACAGGATGTCGGCAAGGCGGCACTAGGGGATAAGCCCGAAACTACCGTCAAGATAGACGGCAAGCTTGACCTCTCCATTGAGCAAGTCATTCAAGAATATGCTGACTCCGACATCAGCCCGATTTCTACAGAGAACGGTTCTTAACAACCGCTATGTCCCCCACAAGCCGACCGTCAAGCAAGCTCGGTTCCTGTTATCTCTTGAACCTGAGCTTTTGTATGGTGGGGCTGCGGGTGGTGGCAAGTCAGATGCGTTGCTCATGGCTGCGCTTCAGTTTGTCGAGATCCCGGGGTATTCTGCGATCTTGTTTCGTCGAACCTTTCAGGACCTTAGCCTTCCTGAAGCCCTCATGGACAGAGCCGCAGGCTGGCTTAGTGGAACAGACGCCAAGTGGAATGCCATTGAGCACATGTGGTCATTCCCCAGTGGGGCACGCTTGACCTTCGGCTATCTTCAGACTGCATCCGATAAGTACCGCTATCAGTCGGCTGCTTTCCAGTTTGTTGGCTTCGACGAACTCACGCAGTTCGAGGAAACGAGTTACTCGTACCTGTTCAGCCGATTGCGCAGACCTGAAGGTTCAGTGATTCCCCTGCGTATGCGGGCGGCAAGTAACCCTGGCGGTATTGGTCATGCGTGGGTAAGGAATCGCTTTGTGGACGGCGGGAAGTTCATACCTGCAACTTTCACAGAGAATCCCTATCTTGACCATACCGCATATGAAGCATCCCTGAACATGCTGGATTCAGTGACGAGAGCACAGCTTAAGGATGGCAACTGGACAGTAGAGAATGGCATCCTGTTCAAGCGTGAGTGGTTCCATGTTGTTGATGACTACCCTCGCGATGCGAACCTTGTCCGTTATTGGGACCTTGCCGCAACTGCAGACAATGGCAGGAATGACCCCGATTATACCTCAGGTTGCCTCATTGCTGAAAAGGACGGGCGGTATTGGATCGTGGACATGGCACATACCAGGTCTACGCCCCTCGGGGTTCAGCAGCTTGTTGCACAGAAGGCAATGACTGACGGGCAAAGGGTTGGAGTATGGATGGAACAGGAACCGGGTAGTGGCGGTGTCAACACCATTGACTACTACCGGCGCGAAGTTCTGAATGGCTATGACTTTCGAGCAGACAAGGTAACGGGTAGCAAGATGGAGCGGGCAAGGCCCCTTTCGTCTGCTGCTGAAGCGGGCAATGTCATGTTGGTTCGTGGCGCGTGGAATGAGGGTTTTCTTGATGAACTCTGCATCTTTCCCGAAGGTGGCCACGATGATCAAGTCGATGCAGCGAGTGGGGCGCTATCAAATTGCTTCCAACTCGGGCTAGTAGCGTAGGAGACACAATGGCAAACTGGTTCAGTCGATTTGGTCATAAGGATGGCGTGCCGTTCAATGCCGCTATGGAAGACGTGTACAGTGTTTTGTTTCCACACAAAGGGCAATCACCTGTAACCGATGCCCGCACCGGAATGGACAGGTCTGTTTGGGTGTACCGCGCCGTTGCTACAGTGGTAACTAGGGTCGGCTCCCTGCCTTGGCACCTGATGAAGGGCGATAAGGTTGTTGAAGGGCAATCAGCACAGTTGACCAGGCCCTCTCCCAACATGACTGGCACAGAATTCGTTGAACGTATCGTGGCATGGGAACTTCTGCAGGGTACGGGCATGGTCTATGTTGAAAAGCCTGCCATCAAGGGGTTGACCGTCTTAGATGCCGACATGATTCGCATTGATCAGGGCGGCAACATCAATTACCGCGAGCCCAACGGTTCAAGTGGGTATTCGGAGCGGCAACTGGACAAGTCGAACATTGTGTTGTTCCCGAACTTTGCCATCACTGGACAATTGGGGTTGTCTGAACTGCGCCCCATCATGGACTCTGCCAACATGGATGAATCAAGCAAGCAGGTGTTCAACAATCAGATGGCGGGTGGCGGGTTGCTTTCAGGGTTGTTCTCTACTGAACTCCGATTGTCCCAACAGGAAATGGACGCTTCCAAGAAAGCATGGGAAGAGAAGTATGGCGGCATAGGACACGCTGGAGGTATCGGGTTCCTGGGCGCAGGGTTCAAGTTCCAACCCCTTGGTATCTCAGCGGCAGACATGCACATGCTGGAATTGTCGCAGATCACGCGGAATGAGATAGGTACAGCGTTTGGCGTTCCTGGCATTTTCCTTGGCGATATGGACAGCGTGGATTACAGCAACGCAACGGTACAAGAGAAGATCCTGTACTCCAATACCATCATACCCAAGGCTGACAGATTGGCAGATAGGATTACGACGTTCCTTCTTCCGCTGTTGCCAGGCTTGAAGGGTCTAACGTTCAAGTTTGACTACACCGGCATCGAGTGTTTGCAGGAGGACAGGCTACAGCGGGCACAGAGCGATGAGATAGAGTTCCGCTCTGGCAAGTTGACCGTTAACGAGGCAAGGGTACGGGATGGACTGAAGAAGGTTGCATGGGGCGACGTGTGGTGGGGATCCGCAATGCTGGTTCCCATTTCTACATCTGACTTACCCGAACCCCCGCCACCTGTTGCGCCCCCTGCAACAACTGCCCCCGTTGTGCCACCTGATGCCAATTCTATCCCCGTGGCTGAGCCAAAGGGCATGAAGGCGTTGCATAGTCCAGAAGCAAGACAATTGATTGCTAAATCGTTCCTTGCCACAGTGAAGCCACAAGAGAAGAAGTTCATGCAAGCCACACAGAGGGTGTTCAACAAACAAGCAAAACTTGTGAGTTCGTGGGTTGAAGATGGGGCAAAGGCTGTTCCAGTTAAGAAGGTCCGCGACCTGTTAGATGATTCTGACTTTGTTGACAGTTGGCACTCGCTGTTCGTTTCCTTCGGCTTGACTGCCGCTGAAACTGTGGCCGCTCGTTATGGCATGGCCGTACCTGATGGCTCTCGTATCTTAGCGTGGATACGGGCGCATGAGACGAAGCAATCCACATTGGTCAACAACACAACTGCTGATGAGATAGGTCAGATATTGGCAGATGCTCGAGCAAATGGTCAATCCATTCCCGAGATGGTGAAGGCGACCAAACAATACTTTGATGGGATTGCCTATCGTGCTGAACGTGTCGCGCGTACCAACGTCATAGCCGTGAACAACTCTGCTGCTCAGGATACCTACGTTGAAAATGGGGTCAAGCAGCATGAATGGCTGGCAACCCATGATGAGCGCACAAGGGGCGAATCCAATGGACACCCTAGCGATGAGTTTGACCACATGGCGGCAGATGGTGAGGTTGTTGACATTACTGCGCCGTTTATGAATACCGGTGGCCCGTTGATGTACCCCGGGGATCCAGATGGTGATCCCGCTAATACCATCAACTGCAGATGTACGATTCTTCCCGTAGTGTGATTTAGGAGGCATGACATGGACGCAACAAGCATGAAGAGAGTTATCTATCCCATTACGCGCGGTGAGACGGTTGGCGATGTCAATTATGCAACGATAACCGACAACTCGCTAGATCGCCAAGGGGAAATTGTTGACCCGGATGGCATGGATTTCACAAACTTCATGCAGAACGGCGTTGTTCTCTATGGTCATGCCTATCAGGGGATAGACTCCATACCCGTGGGCAAGATTGCGTCGCTTTCTCTTATCCATGAAAACGAACGCAAGAAACTGGATGCGGGCTGGACGTTCCAGGCCGATGACGTGACGCCCCTCATTTCTGCTGTTCGTAAGTCATGGGAGCGTGGCTTCCTGAACACCGTCTCCATTGGCTTTCTTGCCAAGGAGTACGACGGCAACACCATCACGAAGTCTGAGCTGCTCGAGTTCTCCATTGTACCCGTACCCGCCAACCCCATGGCACTGAGGCTTAACGGGTTTACGGATCCCGAAATCAAGGCGCTCGGGGTTGATGTGACACCCGAAACCCTGATTGCCGATTTGGAAGCAATGGTAGTCACTAAGGAAGGGCGTGTGTTGTCCGCTAAGAACTATGAGATTTGTTCCCAATGTGTTTCATCGCTGACTGCCCTCATGCAAGCGAGCGACGGCAAGATGCTATCAGGAGATAGCGAGCCGGAACCCGATGATTGGCTGACGCGCGTATATAAGTCTATTTGCAAGTGACCTGAGGAGGTCTGAAGTGACTGATTTAGAGAAGAAGATGCAACAGGACGTGATTGACGGGGTGGCAGAGAAACTCAAAACAGAGGGTTCCTTTGCAACTCGCGATAGCGTTCACAATGACATTATGGATGCAATGAAGTCCGTCACCATTACCCCTGATCTTAGTGTAAACGGCGAACTGACCCCGAAGCAGGAAGCTGAAGGCAAGGCCGCATGGTACAGGCAGTGTCTCGGCAAGGGTCTCCCTTGGGAAGCCAAGGCTTGGACTAGCGCCACGTCTGGCGCTGCTGCTGAGTTGATTCCCACGGTTGTCGCAAACAGCCTTGTGCTGAAGCTGGACAATACGCCCTTCCGCAAGGTTGTGACGCAGTATCCATACAGCCCGAAGGGAACGATTCTGGCAGAATCAACACTGCCGCTGGCCTACCGTATGCTTGCTGGTAAGCCCGTTCCTGAAGCGACCCCAACGCTTTTGCCAATTGAATATTCCACCTCTGGCATTATGGCATGGATGGGAATCGACAACGACCTCATTCGCAATGCCACGATTCGCACCATCCCCTATATTGAGGACGCCCTTGTCCGCGCCATTGCTCGCAGGGAGACCTATGAGTGGACGCTTGGTATTCATGGCGGGGCAACGTTTGAGATGACCGGTATGGTAGGACGCGCAACTGCCGTTGATATGGTAGCAACGCACGACACTCTCGCAGAAGTCACCAAAGCCGACCTGCTTAAGCTGTTCTGGTCGCTTGACGGGATGTATGCAGACAATGCCGT